ACTGGTTATAATTTTATTATCAATGTGGAGAAATCACGATATGTTAGGGAAAAATCCAAAATTCCTGTTTCTGTATCTTTTGATGGTGGCATTAGCAAGTGGTCTGGCTTACTTGATGTTGCTCTTGAATCTGGCCACGTAGTTAAACCATCCAATGGTTGGTACTCACGTGTCAACAAAGAAACTGGTGAAATTGAAGACAAGAAGTTCCGTGAAAAGGATACTAATACCGAAGAATTCTGGTCTAGTATGCTCGTCAATGAATCATTTAAAGAATCTGTAAGGAAGAAATATGAAATCGCTTTTGGCAACATTATGGGAGAAGATTTCAATACGGCAGAAGCAGAAGAAGCTTGAGTACAAGTTTCTGAACTTACCTGAAGAAGACTCCACGATGGTAGAAATTACCGGTGGTAAATATTCAGGTGTAGTATTCTCGTATGGTCATGTTAGATTTGAAGAAGGCGAATTAGGTCAACTACAGTTTACCTATAACGTAAACAATCCAGGTCAACATGGCCATGCAAGCTTGCTAACTGACCAAGAATATCATACAATGATGGGAGACATTCTCACAGATATTATTATTAATCAAGAAAGCCATAATGAACAGACTAGAACACTCGATTCTAAAGAACCTGATTTACAATGAAACGTTTGCTCGTAAAGTTTTGCCGTTTCTCCGTAACGATTATTTCTCTGACAATACCGAGAAAGTAGTTTACAAAGAAGTTGATGAGTTTATCAACAAGTACAATAGTCTACCGACACACGAAGCACTCATCATTAATCTTACCGAGAGTAAGAAGTTAACTGAACAAGAGGTTCGTAATTCTATTGAGTTGTTACACAATATCAATCAGCACAAAGATGAACCAACCGAAATGAAATGGTTGGTTGAACAGACTGAGAAGTTCTGTCAAGACAAAGCAATCTACAATGCCATCATGGAATCTGTGTCGATTCTAGATGACAAAGGTGATAAGAAAGCCAAAGGCGAGATTCCAAAGATTCTCAGTGATGCCTTGGGTGTATCATTTGACCCTAATGTTGGTCACGATTACATTGATGACTTCTCAAATCGTTATGACCTGTATCACAAAGTTGAATCACGGATTAAGTTTGATCTTGATATCTTCAATAAGATTACCAAAGGCGGCCTGCCAATTAAAACATTGAATGTTGCACTTGCAGGCACTGGTGTTGGTAAGTCTTTGTTCATGTGTCACGTTGCTGCAAGTTGTTTATCTAATGCACAGAATGTTTTGTACATCACCATGGAAATGGCTGAAGAAAAGATTGCTGAACGTATCGATGCCAACTTGTTGAATGTGACAATGGATGAACTACACGTAATGTCTAAGGATGATTATGTACGTAAGTTTGGTGTACTAAAGAACAAGACACAAGGCAAGTTAATCATCAAAGAGTATCCAACTGCCGCAGCCAATGCACTCCACTTCCGTGCTTTGTTGCAAGAGTTACAGTTGAAGAAAAGTTTTAAACCAGATATTATCTTTATTGACTATCTGAATATTTGTTCGTCTTCACGTATCAAACCTGGTGGTTCTGTTAACTCATATACATATATTAAATCTATTGCTGAAGAGTTGCGTGGTCTTGCCGTTGAAGCAGGCCTGCCAATTGTAACTGCGACACAAACAACTAGGTCTGGTTTCACCAACACCGATGTTGATTTGACAGACACAAGTGAATCGTTTGGTTTGCCTGCAACTGCCGACTTTATGTTTGCGTTGATTAGTACGGAAGAACTGCAACAATTGAACCAGATTATGGTGAAACAATTGAAGAATCGTTATTCGGATCCTAGTGTATTCAAACGTTTTATTGTTGGTATTGATCGATCAAAGATGCGACTATATGATACTGAACAATCTGCACAGACCGATATCTCCGATTCTGGTCAACCAGATAAACCACTAAGTACATTTGGTAATAGAGAACGTAGAAATAAATTTGACGGAATTAAAGTATGAGTTTAACAGTAGAACAAGGTGCTTATGTTGCCAATGTATTCTCGGAGTATTTCGATAAGTTTGGCCGCATAGATGAGTATATGCGTGAACAGAAACTGGCAGCAATGTCAGAAAGACCATTCACGTTACCTGGATGTGGACCAGAAGAAGACTTGTTCTCCGACTTTACAATGTCACCGGCAGATATGCAATTTGAGGTTGTTGACTTGCCTCAAGATCGATGGGACATTTACCTTGATATGATATCGTCACATTCAAACATGACAAGTATACCCGGTCGTTGTCTACGATTGGCAATCTTAGAGAAGAAGTCTGGAAAGTGGTGTGGTTTCATTCGTCTTGGTTCTCCAGTCATCAACTGCAAGCCACGAAATCAAATGCTTGGACAAGTGTTTACGCAAGTCCAAGGCGGTGCTCAGAGGTTCAATCAATGTGCTGCGATGGGTTTTGTCATTGTACCTGCACAACCATTCGGGTATAATTACCTTGGTGGCAAACTGTTGGCTGCGATTTGTACCTCACATGAAGTTCGTGAGATGCTGAACCAGAAATACAAGATGACAACCTGTTTGTTTGAGACTACTAGTTTGTATGGTTCTTCTAAGGCAGTATCACAGTATGACGGCATGAAACCATTGATTCGTTTCAAAGGTCTAACTGATTCAGATTTCTTACCGATGTTGCATGGCCAAACTTATACAGACTTGAAGAACTATGTTGAAACAATCATTGGTGAACCACTTGCACCAGAAGATGCATCATCACGTAAGTTGAAAATCTCCAATCATATCATATCATTAACTAAAGTGGCACTCAAAGGTACACCAGAAGGTGCCAAGTTTGCACAGACGATTGAGAATGCCAAGAATCTGAATGAACAGAAACGATACTTTATCTCCGATTATGGTTACAAGAACATGGTTGATTTTGTCAATGGTAAGACCGACAAGTTATTACCTGGTGAAAACTATGAGAAGTTTCATTTAAACAACATCATTGAATGGTGGCGTAAGAAAGCCATCAATCGATTCGAGACATTGAAGACTGAAAATCGTATCAGGACCGAACAAGAAGTTTGGACCGGTGATAAAGTGCTTGACATTATTCGGTAACCTGGTAGGATAAATACTTGGTTGAGGAGACCGAGTATGAAAATTCCATCAAAAGTTAACGTAGATACCGAAAGCAAGCAGTCTGGTGCCGGTGCGGAAGTGACTGCATTGGCCGAAAGTATGCAGGCATATGCTTGTGCGACAAGGCAACATTTTGGTAAACCATTAACTGATGTGTCTCAAGTTACAAAGGCCACAATTGCTGATGCTGATTGTGACAGAACACTTGAGGCTTGCATGAAAGGTCTAGATGAGAATTGGTTCAGAAGTGTTATCTTAACTGCCAATTTAATTTTTGATGAAGTACCTGGAGCCAAGATTGGTAAGAATTTTAAGTTTTATCGTGGTGGTGCTTTAGTGAATGCCATCTATGATAACTGGCGCAATTTTAAAAAAGGCAGTGGTATTACTGGCGATGACAAATGGAATCCTGCCGACATTTGGATGATTAAAAAGAGTTTCAAGTTAGAAAAAAACTTTGCAACATTAGGTGAATACAATCGATATGTCTTTGATGAGTTTGCAAAAACAAACATGATTGGTATTTCATTAAAGAAAATTGGACCAAAAGATACTCCACATTCCAAGTTCTTCAACAATGGTAAACCACTTGTTGCTGTGTTCACTGGTGTTAAACTTGGTGCGAATATGAGAGACTCAAAAGATATATACATTCAGTACAAGTCTGAAGGTAATCCAGGTGAGGTACAGTTCCGTAACTTCTCTAGTCGTGCGGTGCCTTCTTCTTGGCAAGGTGAGATTAAAGGCAAGGCTGCTGCAGGTGGTAAAATTGGTGGTGGTATTGTATTCGAAGGTGCAATTGAAGCCGGTGTTGCTAGAGCAAAGTTAACATTACCAAATCAAGTACCTATTGAGAAGCCAACTGATGCTGATTTTAAAAAGTTTGCAATGATGTTTAAAGAGTTATCTGGTTCAAAAGAAAAGATTGAAGATTTGATTACTCAAGCAAAAGCAGGACAGAGACAGGATAAAACTTGGTGGATGTCCAAGTATATTGGTATAGATTTAGTTTATACTGTGATTAAAGAAAAGAAAATGGATGCATTGTGTAAATACATATATGAATATGCATCGTCAGCAACTAAGAACAGTAGCATTTTTATAAAGTACAGCTAATGAAATTTTCAGAATTTATAACCGAATCAAAAAAAGAAGGTGCCAATCTTCACCTCGAGCACATTGAAGATGAGGTGTTGAATCGTGGTGTTGCCGGCACACGTGATGCAATTAACTTTCTGCAATCGTTACGTGATATGTTGGCAGGCAATTCATCATCTAAAGTAAACGTCACAACAAAATGGGATGGTGCACCTGCTGTTTTCTGTGGTATCAATCCAGACAATGGCAAGTTCTTTGTTGGTACTAAAGGTGTCTTCAATGCAAACCCCAAGTTAAACTACACTGATGATGATATTGATGTAAACCATCCAAGTGGTGGTTTGAATGCTAAACTTAAAGTTGCACTACGTTACCTGCCAAAACTAGGCATCAAAGGCGTTTTGCAAGGCGA